GCAGCCGCTTATGTCGCGGCCGGCATCAAGACAAGAAATGAGGTCCGCGCTGAGCTGGGGCTCGATCCGATACCCGGCGGCGATGCGCTCACCACCGCGACGCCAGCCGCTCCGCTGCCGGGCGGCTTGGCCAAGGCGGGGTTCGATCCGGACCAGCCACGCAACCCGTAGGGGCAGTGGGGAATCGGTGACGGGAACAAAAAGGGAACTCCGCTATTGCCCGAGCGCGCTGGAAGGGATAAAAATCCTGCTCCACAATCCAGGGAGGTGCGATCATCCGGTTCCGTCGCGCTTGGCCCGGGAGGTCATGAGCCGGAGGAGATTGGAACGACGCATTTTGCCGTCGATAGCGCGGGCGGCGACGCCGGTAAGATAGAGGCGGCACTGGCTAAATTGCCGGACGACAAATTGATCGACATCTACGGGGCCGGCACGAAAATCGCGGCGGTCGGCAATTCGGTGCATGACTATTTCAACGATTGGGGCGCCGATGGTCCTCGCGGCTGGTCCGATGGAGCGAACTGGTCGGTGGTTCCCGGCGTCTTTGACCCGAGCAGCAAGACTGTGCTCATCGCGACGAGCGATCGGTTCCCGAATGGGTCGGTCAATCTCGCTCTGCACGAAATCGGCCACGCCTACGACGCCGCCATGGGTGGGCTGTCGGACTCATCCGATTTCACGAAGGCGTACGAGGCCGCCAAAGGCGGGTTAAGCGCTTATTTCCTGCAAGCCGGATCGGCCGGTCGACAGGAGACATTCGCCGAGAGTTTTGCCGCGTTCTTCTCCGACAACGAAAAATATGCGGCCGATCATCCGAGTCTGATTGAGTATTGGAGGCAGCAGAATGGCGTCAAAAAAGTTTCGTAATATTCTATATCCCGTTATTTTTCTCTCTTTTCTGAATGCCTCTGGATGGTGTGCCGAGATGGAAACCGCGCGCGACAGCATTGGCGAAGCTCGAATGCTCGAAGATGGAACGATTGTGCTGTGGCTGAGAGCCGAAGGCCCGAACGGACGGATCGGCGACGGCTTTCTGCGATACGAACCGAGCGATCCGAAATACCGGGAGATCAAAGAGCATATCGGTGACATCAAGCCCGGAGAGAGCAAGCCGGTGCCGCCCTGGACGAAATGAGGTGGGGCGCCGTTGCCCTTCTCATGCCGTCGAGAGCACCCTCGCGAGAGCGCCCGAACCGATCGCCTCGACCTCGTCGCGCAGCGAAAAACTCTCGCTCCCGGGATAGACGACGAACAGGCGCTCCGGCTGCAGATCCTCGCACGCCAGACGGAAGCCCTTCTCCACCTTGGGCGCCATGCTTCGCTTTTCAGCTTGGCGCGGTCAGTGTCGGATTCGAGGGCGAGATAGATCGACCGCCGAGCGGCGGCGATCTCGAGCGCGAGCGTCGTCTTGCCGACCTGGCGCGGCCCGAGCGGCCACGGCGGGCGATTGGCCCAACAGGTCGATCAGGTCAGGCTTGATATGCCGCTCAATCATCCTCGTATTTCGGGAGTTACACTCCCGAAATACGAGGATGATGTGCGACGAGAAAGTTGGAACAAATCATGAACTTTTCTGCTTGACCGGTTTCGAAAGATCTGTCAGAAAATTCCCATCGTTCGAATTGTGCCCGCCCGGCAGCCGCCGTGGCGGGCTTTTCATTTCCGGGCCAAGCCGTCCGGACGCGTCCCGCAATCGCCATCCCTCCAAGGAGTTCCCGATCATGAGGATCTACGCGCCGCTGCAGAAGATCGACGAGGAGCAGCGCATGGTCTACGGCTATGCCTCGACCGAGGCGCTCGACAGTCAGGGCGAGGTCATCAAGCGCGATGCGATCGAGGCGGCGCTGCCTGACTTCATGCGTTTCGGCAATATCCGCGAGATGCACCGGCCCTCGGCGGTCGGCAAGGCCAAGGGCGCCACGATCGACGACAAGGGGCTCTATCTGGCCGCCAAGATCGTCGACGACGACGCGTGGGCCAAGGTCAAGGAAGGCGTCTATTCCGGCTTCTCGGTCGCAGGCCAGGTGACGGCGCGCGATCCGCTCGAGAAGCATGTCATCACCGGCTGCCGGCTCTCGGAGATCAGCCTGGTCGATCGGCCGGCCAATCCCGAGGCCGTGTTCGAGATGTTCAAGGCGGACGGGATCGAGAAGGTCGGCCGGCGCAATTCCAAGGCCGATCTCGCCCATATCCAGGCGATTCATGACCATGCCGCCCGGCTCGGCGCCCATTGCCCCGGCTGTCCGGACGGGAGCGATGACGATGAGGATGATGAGGGTCCGGGCGGCAGCGGCGATCAGGTCGCGAAGCTCGCCCGCTCGCTCGGCCGGTTGACCCAGGACTATGCCCGGCTCGCCGCGCGCATCGGCCGGATCGAGGACCAGCCGCTGCCGGCGCGCGGGGCCTTGCGCGCCATCGCCAAGCACGAGGACCTGGGCCGCCATCCGGGGGACGAGCCGGACGATACCAATGGACTGATCAAGGCGGCGCTCGCCCGCCCTCGTATTTTCTGACCGCGCGTCTTCTGGTCCCGACCCCTCCGTTCCCGACCCGACCGACCCGGCTTTGAGCCGGGTTTTTTATTGCCCACCCGCCTGAAGGATCTCCCATGACGACGACCGACGATACCTTGAGCCTGACCCGCGAGGCGCTGGCGGCACCGATGCCGTTCGGCGCGCTCGCCAAGAGCTTCACCCAAGCCTCGAGCCCGGTCTCGGGCATCACCTGGTACGATCTGGAGAAACCGGCGAAGTCGCTGGTGCCGGTCATCACGCCCTTGCGCAACATGATCCCCCGCGTGCCGGCCTCGGGCGGCATCCAGGCCAACTGGCGCGCCATCACCGGCGTCAATGTCGGCAATGCCACCTTCGGCGTCAGCGAGGGCAACCGCGGCCCGGTGCTGATCACCAAGACCCAGGACTATTACGCCGTCTATCGCGGTTACGGCTTCGACGATTTCGCGACGTTCGAGGCGAGCTATGCCGCCGAGGGCTTCGACGATCTCAAGGCCCGGACCATGGAGGGGCTGATCAAGTCGCTCATGATCCAGGAGGAGAAGATCGTGCTGGGCGCCAACACGTCCCTGGCGCTCGGCACCACGCCGACACCGACGCTCGCGGCGGCGGCCTCGGGCGGCTCGATCGCGGCCGGCACCCAGAGCGTCATCTGCGTGGCGCTCAGTTACGAAGGCTTCCTGGCATCCTCGGTCGTGGGCGGCCTGCCGCTGTCCGGCACCCGTACCTTGGCCGACGGCACGACCGAACAGGTCAACCAGGGCACGGCCCAGAAGTCGGCGAACGCGACCATCGCGACGACCGGCTCGAGTTCGACCGTCACCGCCTCCGTCGCTCCGATCGCCGGCGCATTCGGCTATGCCTGGTTCCTCGGCGCCGCCGGTTCGGAAAAGCTCGCCGCCATCACCTCGGTCGCGACCGTGACGCTTACGGCACCGGCCGCGGGCACGCAGGCGGCGAGCGCCGGCTTTACGACGGACTGCAGCCAGAACCGGCTGATCTTCGACGGCCTGTTCTCGCAGATCCTGCAGCCGGGCAGCGGGTCCTATATCAACATGCTGGCCAACGGCTCGACGCTCACGGCCGACGGCGTCGGGGGCGTGGTCGAGATCGACCAGGCGCTGCAGAGCTTCTGGGACAACTACCGTCTGGCGCCGGACACGATCTGGGTGTCGAGCCAGGAGCAGCGCAACATCACGAAGAAGGTGCTGTCGGCCTCGACCGGCGCGGCCCAGCGCTTCGTCATCAATGTCGACCAGGGCCAGATCAAGGGCGGCGACCTGGTGACGTCCTACCTCAACAAGTACTCGATGGACGGCGCCCAGACGATCCCGGTGCGGCTCCATCCGAATATGCCGCCCGGCACGGTGCTGTTCACCACCTCGACCATCCCGTACCCGCTGTCGAACGTGGCGAACGTGCTGCAGATGCGCATGCGGCAGGATTTCTTCGCGATCGAATGGCCGCGCCGCACGCGCAAGTACGAGTACGGCATCTATGCCGACGGCGTGCTGCAGAACTACTTCCCGCCGGCGTTCGGCATGATCACCAATATCTCGAACGGCTGATCGGCTGGCTCCTCCTACGTCGTTCCCGCGTAGGCGGGAACCCAGGGCGACATTTCGATCTCTCCACGGATGGACCGGTTGCCTGCCCTGGATCCCCGCCTGCGCGGGGATGACGGGAAGGCGGCGGTTCATCGCGTTTCACATTCTCTATCAGGCATCGCCATGGCCGATCTCACCACGCTCGCCAATCTCAAGGCTTGGCTCAATCTGACCGCGACCGGCGACGATGCGCTGCTTGGGCGGCTCGTCACGGCGGCCTCGGCCTTCGTCGAAAACTGGCTCGGTCGTGCGATCGGCACGACCAACTATGCCGAGACGCGCGACGGCAGCGGCGGCACGACGCTCGTCTTCGCGGTGACGCCGGTCACCTCGGTAATGGCGCTCACCATCGACAACAACCCGATACAGCCGTCGCCCGATGGCGTCGCGCCCGGCTATGTCTTCAGCCCGAGCCGGCTGGCGCTCATCGGCGGCGGCTTCCGCCGCGGCCTCGCCAACGTCACGGTCAGTTACCAGGCCGGCTATGCCGAGACGCCGCCGGAGGTCGAGCAGGCCGTCATCGGGCTGGCGGCGTTGCGCTATCGCGAGCGGGAGCGGATCGGTCTCGTCTCCAAGGGACTCGCCGGCGAGACGACCAGCTTCGCCCAGAAGGATATGCCGGCGGACGTCGCGACGGCACTGCAGCGCTATCGCAAGGTGGTGCCGTTATGAGCGCCGTTTCGATCGAGGGTCTTGCCGAGTTGCAGGACCGGCTGGGAGGCCTTGCCGCACGCATCCGCGCCGATCTCATGCCTGTGCTGACGGCTGCGGCCGATGCCATGGCGGATCGCGCGAGCGGGCTCGCCGGCGGTCGGTTGGGTGATTCCGTGACGATCCTGGCCGGCGACGACACTGTCGCGATCGGCTCGGGCCTGCCTTACGCACGGCTTCGCGAGCTGGGCTTCGAGGGCAGCGAAACCGTGAAGGCGTCCCTGCGCGAAATCCGCCAGGTGTTCGGCCGGCCGGTAACGCCGCACCCGATCGCCGTCCGCTCGTTCTCGCGCACCGTGAACATGCCGGCGCGGCCCTATCTGGCGCCGGCGCTGGCCGCCGTGGCGCAGGATCTGACGGACGGGCTCACGGCCGCCGTTGCCGCGGCGATCCGGTCATGAGCGCGCCGCGCGAAACCATCCTGGCGGCGCTGTTCCAGCGACTGGCCGCGATCCCTGGCTTCCAGACCGCGAGCCGGCGCCTGCGCCACTGGACCGACGTGGCGCCGGCCGAGCAGCCGGCCCTCTTCCAGGTGCAGAAGGGCGAGAGCTGGACCGCGCGCCAAGGCCTGCCGCCGGCACGGCAGATCTCGGTCGAGCTCTTCCTTTATGTCTCGACCGCAGCCGATCCGGCGACCGCGCCGTCGCAGCTCATGAACCCGCTGATCGATGCGATCGAGGCGGCGCTGGCGCCCGATCCGGGCGCGCTCGACCAGACCCTGGGAGGCCTCGTCGACCACGCGCGCATCGCCGGCCGGATCGAGAGCGACGAAGGCCTCCTGGGCGACCAGGCCGTCGCCATCGTGCCGATCAACATCCTCATTCCCTGATTTTTCCCCGACAGGAGATCCCGATGCCCCAGTTCGCCTTCGGCGGCGGCGCGCTCTATGCCGTGCGCACCGACGTCGCCAATGCCACGCCGACCCGGTTCGGCGCGCTGCAGGACGTGCAGCTCGATTTCTCGGGTGATTTGAAGGAGCTCTACGGCCAGGGCCAGTTCGCGCTGGCCTTGGCGCGCGGCAAGGCCAAGATCGAGGGCAAGGCCAAGTTCGCCCAGATCAACTGTGCGTTGTTCAACAACCTGTTCTTCGGCCAGACGCTCACCGCCGGCCAGAGCCTGATGGTGCAGAACGAGGCGGCATTGGTGCCGGCGAGCGCGCCCTATCAGGCGACGGCACAGAACGGCGCCAATTTCGCGACCGACCTCGGCGTGTTCTATGCCGCGACCGGCCTGCCGCTCACCAAGGTCGCGAGCGGCCCGACGCAGGGCCAGTACAGCGTCGCTGCCGGCGGGGTCTACGGCTTCGCCGCGGCCGACGAGGGGGCGGCCCTGCTGCTGAATTATGAATATACCGCCACGACCGGCACCCGGATTGCGCTCGGCAACCCGCTCATGGGCCTGACGCCGACGTTCCAGGCCATCTTCAGCGAGCAATATGGCGGCAAGCAGCTGACCCTGCAGCTCAATGCCTGCGTTGCCTCCAAGCTCAGCTTCCCGACCAAGCAGGACGACTGGTCGATCAGCGAGCTCGATTTCCAGGCGCAGTCCGATCCGTCGGGCAATGTCGGCTTCTTGAGCCTTGCGGAGTGAGTGCCATGACCGAAGAGGTGACCGTCACGCTCGGCGGCGAGGCCGTGGCCGTGCCGCCCATGTGCTTTGCCGCGCTGAAGCGCGCCTGGCCCGCGATCCAGGCCATGCCGGCCAAGGCCAACCTGATCGACCAGGCGGCCTGCGCCGTCGAGATCCTGGCCGCGGCCTTGAGCGACAGCCGGCCCGACCTGACGCAGGCCGCGATCGAGGCGCGGCTCAAGGGCTCGGAACTGGTGGCGCTCGTCGGCCGGCTGCCGCGGCTGCTCGAAGCCTCGGGCCTGCTGCCGGCGAGTCCTTCGCCGGGGGAGCCCGCAGCAGGGTCGTGAGCGACCCGGACGATCTCGTGGCCGAGCTGGTGGCGTCGGGCGCCGGCAGCTGGGACGCGGTCGCCCGCGGCATGACCCTGCACCACTATGCAGCACTCCAGCGCTATTGGGCGCGCCACCCGCCCGCTCATTTGCTGATCGCCGCCTGGCTCGGCTTCCGTCCGAAGGAGAGCGCGCCCGGCGACTTGGGCGATCTCGTCGCCATGCTCGGCCTCGGCCCGATCCGTTGAGAAAGGATCTTTCATGAACTTCCTCGCCCGCCTCGTCGATGCCGAGGACCGGAGCGCCGATGCCGCAAGCGTGGCGGCACTCTGGAGCCTCGCGGCCTTCTTCGGCATCGCCGGCTATTCGGTGTCGAAGAGCCTCGACCATCATGTCGACCTGATGGGGCTCGGCACCGGTGCCGGCGCCATCATCGCCGCGATCGGCACGGCCGGCTGGCTCAGCGGCCGCCGCCCGGCCCCGCCGGCATCGGAAGCCTGAGCCGTGCTGGCCCTCATCGGTACCGCCGCCGGCCGCTGGCTCGCGGGCGGTCTTGCGGCCCTGCTCGTCGCGGGCGGCGTGGCGGTCGCCGTGCTCACGCTCCGGTCCGAGCGCGACCAGGCGCGGGCGGCGCTGGCGACGGCGACCGCTACCGTGAACGAGCTCCAGGCAGCGAATGCCGCGAACCTTCAGGCCATCGCGGCGCTGCGCGCGGCCGATGCCCAGGCCCAGAGTGCGCTCACCCACGACGCCGACCAGCAACAGGCCGTGGCGCACACGGTCACCGAGATCGAGGAGCACGTCGCCCATGTCCCGCTTCCCCCTGCTGCCTGCCGCAGCCTCGATGCTCGCGATCGCGCTGCCGTTGACGGCGTGCGCCAGCTCATCGCCGCCCCCGCCGGTGGTCGAGGTCCGGACGGTCCGGATCCTGCCGCCGGCCGGCCTGATGGCGGACATCCCGCCGCCGGACATCCCTGAGGCGATGGCGAGCCGCGACGAGCTTGATGGGCTGATGGTGGCGCTCGCCGGCTGGGGCCAGCAGCTGCGCCAGCGCTTGTCCGGGCTGCGCGGCTGGGCGGCGGAACCGCCGCCGGCCGACCCGGCGCCCTGAACACCAGAGGAGACGGATCCATGGCGGACGATCTCGCGTTCTCCGTGCAGATCGGCGCCGACCTGAGCGCGCTCGAAGAGCAGCTTCAGGCGGCGACCAAGCTCGTCGGCGATTTCGCCGCGAACCTGACGAAGACGAATGCCGACGCGGCGAGCAGCGCCAGCGCCGCGCACGACAAGACGACCGAGCGGCTGTCAAGGCAGTGGGACGCGACGGCGCGGAGCATCGAAAGCTCGATGAACAATGCGATCGGCGGCGTGCTCCGTGGCACGACGAGCTTCCAGGCCGCGTTCGGCAAGGTGGCGACCGGCATCGAGCAGCGCATGCTCGATGCGGCACTGCACGTCCCCGAAGATTGGGCGAGCGGTCAGCTGAAGAGTTTGGTGCTGACCCAGGAGACCGAAGCCCAGAAAACCGCGGCGACCGCGACGGGGACCGCGGCGCGCAATGCCCTCGGCGCCACGGAGAACCAGAGCCTGTTCCTGCGGATCGGCGAAGCGATCGCCCGCTGGCTCGGGCTCGAGACGAGCAAGACCGCGGCATCGGCGACGGGGGCGACGAGCCGGGAGGCGGCGGTGGCCCTCGAGAACGCGGGGACCGCCGTGCAGGACTTCGGCCTGATCGAGATGGCGGCCGCGGTCGCCGCGGCCAATGCCTATGCCGCCAATGCGGCCCTGCCGCCGGTGGCGCTCGCCGCGGCGACGCTTGCCTGGGGCACGACCATGGGCTTTGCCTCGGGCCTCGGCGGCGGCATCGCGTCCGCGGCCGGCGGCTGGGATCGCGTGCCCTATGACGGGGCACTTGCCCAATTGCACAAGGACGAGATGGTGCTGCCGGCTTCGATCGCGACACCCTTGCGCCAATCGCTGGCCGCGCCGGCGAGCGCCGCCGGGCAGGGAGGCGCCACGCATTTCCACTTTGCGCCGGTCGTCTCGGCGGTCGACGCGACCGGCGTCGACCGGCTGCTGCAGCAGCACCAGGACGTCTTCATCAAGAACGTCCGCAACTGGCACCGCAACGGCAAGCTCGGTCCCAAGGGGGCGCTCGCATGAGCCAAGCGATCTTTCCGGCCCTGCCGAGCCTTGCATGGTCGACCTTCAAGCGGCCGACCTTCTCGACCCGCATCTCGAAACGCACGTCGGGTCGCGAAGTGCGCTCGGCCAACTACACCTATCCGCTCTACGAGTTCGAGCTCACCTACGAGATCCTGCGCGCCGACGCGGCGTACCAGGAGCTGCAGCAGCTGATGGGCTTCTTCCTGCAGCGCCAGGGCCAGTTCGACACGTTCCTGTTCCAGGACCCGACGGACTGTCTCATCGCCTCGCAGGTGATCGGCGTCGGCGACGGCGCGACGACGGTCTTCCCGCTCGTCCGCAATCTCGGCGGCTGGGTCGAACCGATCGGTCAGGCGGCGAATCAGCCGACCGTGACAGTCGGCGGCGTGCCGTCGAGCGCCTGGTCGATCGAGCTGCCCAACCTGCTCACCTTCACGACGGCGCCTGGTGTGGGCCAGCAGATCCTGGTCGCGAACCTCGAGTTCTACTTCGTCTGCCGGTTCCTCGACGACGTCCACGAGTACGAGAACTGGTCGAACAATCTGTGGCTCCTGAAGAGCTGCAAGTTCACGAGCGTGAAGCCTTGACGACGCGAAGGAGAGAACTGTGTCGCCGCAATGGCGGTCTTTCATGAGGCGCCGCTCAATCGGACATCGCCAAGGGCGACGGGAAATGACCGGCGGGGCAGAAATGGAAAGAGGGTAGCTCTACGGTCGTCCTGCTTTGGATCGCGATTAAATAGCCCTAAAAGGGATTGTATATTTCGAGATCGAAATCTTGAAAATGCTTAACGTTTCGCGTCACCATCGTCATGCCGTTCGCTTTGGCGATGGCGGCGATCTGCGCATCTTCAACGTCCGAATTCGGGACTTTTGCCAGATTGCGGCCGGCAAGATCGGCCGCCTCGGTGGTCAGGGGCAGAATGCGGTCGCCGTACTGGCCGACGATCATATCGAGCACTTTCTCAAGCTCGTTGGCTCGCCGCGGGCTCTCCTTTCGCTTACCCTCCACGCCCTTACGGATCTCCATGATCGTCACAGAGGTCAAATAGAGATCGGCCGCATTCTGCTCACCGATCCAGGAAATTACCTTTTCACTCGGCACGGACTTTATCAGTTCCGAAATAACGTTCGTATCGAGAACATGCTTACTCAAGATGTATCTCTCTAGATTTGTGCCTTTCTACTGTAATGCCGTCTTCGGTCGTCCCGCGCAGGCCCAGCAGAAAGGACTTGAAATCGACCGGTGGCGCCGTTTTCTTGAATCGCTCATAAGACACGACGACGACTGCTTCATGGCCGTGACGCGTGATGATCTGTGGGCCGTCTTCCATCGCACGCTGGACCAACTCGCTGAGCCGGGCCTTTGCGTCCTGGAGCTTCCAGGTTCCCATTTCGGTGTTCTCACTGATGAGGGGCCAAAAACATGCCGCTAACGGCTGAAATCTAGTCAGAAACTAGTCAGACATCAAGTGGCGAAAAAGCCTGATCGGTCGGAGCGGCCGCGCTACCCGCTGCTGCGGTGATTTCGCCTTTGAGGTCGGTTGCACGTCAGCGTCGGGCAGTGATCGCGAATTAAATCCGGAACGAGCGATCTTAGCGTCGTTCTTTCATGCGTCTGACAAGAACGCCCAATTCAATCAGCTTGAAACACCCGCGATTTCTCTGCGATCGCGGGCTTTTCCTTTTCGTACAGCACAAGCCCCATGTAGCGATGGTGGGAGTTCACGCCCATGAAGTCAGCATCGACCGCGCTCGTCCAATATCTCGCGACGAACGACCAGCATCTCTATGCCGACCTGTTCAGCTTCACGCTCGCTGACGGCACGGTGCTGGCATACACGGACAAGGACATCTCGCTCACCGTTGCGGGCGTGCTCTACCGGGCCGATCAGGTCCGGTTCGACGGCATGCGCTACAAGATCTCGGTCGGGCTCGATGTCGACGAGCAGACCATCATCATCGCCTATGGCCCCGGCGAGACGGTCGACGGCGTGCCGTTCGGTCAGGCGCTCCGCACTGGCGTGCTCGACGGCTGCTACGTGCGGCGGGCCCGCGCGTTCTATGCCGCCTGGACCGAGCCGCCGGTCGGCGTCGTGCCCTTGTTCGCCGGGCGGGTCTCGACCATCGACCAGGTCGGCCGCGTCGAGGCCCGGGTGCGCATCAAGTCGCTGCCGGTGCTGCTCGATACCAACATGCCGCGCAATACCTACCAGACCGGCTGCATCCACGGCCTGTTCGACGGCGGCTGCGGGCTCGCGAAGGCGAGCTACCAGATGGATTGGGTCGTCGCGGCCGGCCCGACCAACGGCACCATTCCCGTGCCCGGCGACATCCCGCCGCTGCCGGCGGCGCTTGCCGGCAATACCGAAGGGCTCGGCATCTTCGCCCAGGGCACGATCCTGTTCACCTCGGGCATCAACGAGGGTGTCTCCCGCACGATCAAAGGGCTCAGCACGGCCGTCGAGTTCGGCCTCGACCTGGTCTATCCGCTCGAGACGCCGCCGGCCGCCGGCGACCGGTTCCAGATCTGGCCCGGTTGCGACAAGACAAGCGCCACCTGCACCGCGCGGTTCAACAATCTCAAGGCCTTTCGCGGCTACCCGTTCACGCCGGCGGCCGAGACGGCGTACTGAGCCATGGAAGCGCTCGAACGCATCCGCCAGGCAAGCGACGAGACTATGTCTCGCGCTCGCATCGTGGCCGCGGCGCGGGACTGGCTCGGCACGCCCTATCATCACCTGGGCGACGTGAAGGGCGTCGGCGTCGATTGCGCCATGTTCCTGGTCCGCGTCTTCGTCGACGCCGGCCTCGTCCCGCCGTTCGATCCACGGCCCTATCCGGTCGACTGGCACCTGCATCGCGGCGAGGAGCGCTATCTGGCGGCCGTGCTCGGCCGTGCCCGCGAGGTGGGGGAGCCAAGGCCCGGCGATATCGCGCTCTATCGCTTCGGCCGGACCTTGAGCCATTCGGCATTGGTCGTTGCCTGGCCGCGCGTCATCCACGCGCTCGTCCGTGTCGGCTGCGTCGAAGCCGATGCCTCGCGCGACGAGCCGCTCGCCGCGCGAACGCCGCGCTTCTTCAGTCTTTGGTCGGAGACCCTCTGATGGCAGGCCTCATCGGTGGCGGCGGCAAGAAGCCGGCCGCCAAGCCCGTCTATACCGGACTGCAGCTCCAGACCTCGGCGAACGGGCTCGCCGTGCCGATCGTCTATGGCCAGGCGAAACTGGCGCCGAACGTGATCTGGTACGGCGATTTCGCGGCGATCAAGCATCAGCAATCCCAGGGCGGCAAGGGCGGCAACGCGAGCAGCAGCACCTACACCTATCAATGTGCCGCGATCCTGGCGCTGTGCGAGGGACCGATCGGCGGCGTCGTCAATGTCTGGGCCGACAAGACCACGACGACGCTGTCCGCCCTCGGCATGAGCCTTTATGCCGGCACCGCGACCCAGGCCGTATGGGGCTATCTGCCGAGCCGTCATCCGGGACAGGCGCTGGCCTATCCCTCGACCGCCTATGTCGCGGTGGCACCCTATGACCTCGGTTCCTCGGCCGGCCTGCCGAACCATAACTTCGAGCTCAAGGGGGCCTTGTGGAAGACCGGCGCGGGCTCGCTCTACGACGCCGAGCCGTCGGCCATGATCCTCGATTTCCTGACCAACCCGCAGTACGGGCTGGGCTTCCCGGCGGCCAACATCGACCTGGTTTCGCTGCAGACCGGCCCGGCCAGCTACCGGGCCTATTGCCAGGCCAACGGCCTCTGGCTGTCGGCGGCGCTGGTCGACCAGGAGGCCGCGCGCGATACGCTCGCGCGCTGGCTGCAACTGACCAATTCGGCTGCCTTCTGGTCGGGCGACACGCTCAAGATCGTGCCCTATGGCGACGAACCCTTGAATGCGAACGGCTTCAGCTTCACGCCCGACGTGACGCCGATCTATGACCTCGACGACGACGACTATGTGTCGGACGGCTCGACCGATCCGGTCATCGTCACGCGCAAGGATCCGGCCGACTGCAAGAACTGGGTCAAGCTCGAGATCCTCGACCGGTCGAACGCCTATGCGACCGACCCGATCGAGGCGAAGGACCAGGCGCAGATCGATCTCTATGGCGAGCTGCCGGCCGACCAGGTGACCGCACACGAGATCTGCGACCCGGCGGTCGGATCCATCGCGGCGCAGCTCATCCTGCAGCGCTCGGTCTATGTCCGGAACACCTACCAGTTCACGCTCGGCTGGGAATATTGCCTGCTCGAGCCGATGGATATCGTCACCTTGACCGACGGCCGGCTCGGCATGGCGCAGCTGCCGGTCCGCATTACCGCGATCGAGGAAGACGACCAGGGCAACCTCTCCATCACCGCCGAGGAATTTCCGGCCGGCATCGCCACGGCC